ATAACGCCGCGCCCCTCTGCGGCACGCACACCGCATAACATGCACTCCTGCCTTATTTGCGGCCAAGCCTGTTACTGCTCCGGTGACTGTGAAGATCACGACACCGGAGACGAGTTCGACTGCATCTGTACTTGCTGCATGGGCAAAGACACGGAGGAAGACCTAGATGATTCCGAGCATGCCATCGTCCTGCCTGAACCCTGCGGCGACTGCGATCCGTGTTTAGGAGGAAGACCGGATCAATGCGCCATCAACACCCGCTTCGCAAATAAAGGACACCCCATGAGCCAAATCGACGGAGACAACAACATCGACCCACCCATGAGCACGCACACCGACGCAGAGTTCGAGCAGGTCAAGGTCGAGCTGGCGCTCGAAAAAGAAAAGACTGTCGGCCTTCGCTGGCTGGACATCCAAAATGATTATATCATCGTCTCACTGAGATCTGATGCCGTCAGCCTCGCGAGTCGTCTCAATGAAGCTAGTCGAGAACATGATGAACTCCGCGTAACCCTCGCCGCGTCCCATACGCAGGTAGCGCGACTCAAGGAGGCGCTGCAATGCGTGATGGACGAGTGCCAGAAACACTATGAGCACAATCCCGTCTCAGGGCGGAATAGACTGCCGGAGGGGTATCAGACCGTCGGTGGAATTGCTGCCGATGCAATTGATGCCGCAACCGCGACCGCCGCGCAGGCGGGGAAGGAGCGTGCAACGTGAGCATCACGCGAGAACAGAAGAAAGACATGTTACGGCGTCAAATCGCCGAACTCAACGACACGTCTGTTGACTGCATGATGGCAACCTACGAATTGCAGCATCTAGACTTGGAGGACGCTCTCTCGGCATCGGTCGCCGAGAACATCGACCTGCGGCGCGACCGGGAGCGGTTGGAAGCGGTCGCCGCAAACGGATGGAGACTGTCGTGCGAATTCGGGGCAAACGGGCACCCAAACCACTGGATTTGCTACGACAAGGACTGGTCACGCCCAGAAGGCGAGGGCACGACGTTCAATGCCGCTATCGACGCCGCCATCGGCTCGGCGGGAGGGGAGAGGAAACCGTGACCACGCACACCGACGCCGAGTTCGAGCAGATCAAGGCCGAGCTGGATATGGCTAAAAACACTTCGGAAGAAAGGCTATTGTGGGCCAAAGAGCTAGGTCACCAGATAGACGATTTGAGGACGCGAGGTGATGACGCCACCTACCAGCGCGAATGCTTTGAAGCCCTTCAGGCGATTCCAGCACAGTTTGTCGAGAGCGATTACTGGGTTAATGGGATCACTCGGCTTGCGTCCGCCCTTTCCGCGTCCCAGGCGCAGGTAGCGAAGATGAGGGAGGCTCTGGAATACGTCAAAGAATCACTGGAGGGGCGCGTTGGCGCAGAATATGTAGACCGCCTGGATGACCTAAAACTGATCGACGCAGCCCTCGCCACAACCGCGAACGCCGCGCAGGCGGATCTTTGGCTGGTATGGAGCAACGAGCATGGCGCGTGGTGGGGTCCGAACGAATCGGGCTACTATACCGACATTAGAAGCGCGGGAAGGTACACGAAAGAGAAGGCCATGGAGTGTGCTGATTCGCGCAGCCATACCAAGGGGAAGCTTCCTCCTGAAGTGATAATCTCGGAACGAGACGCAATGGAGGGCAAAAACCCGAACGCCGCGCAGGCGGGGAAGGCGCCCCAATGAAGACCTTTCTCTGTGTCGATAAGGACGGATGGACCGGCTTACTGCAAATCTGCATCGAGCACGAAGGTGGAAGCGGATTCCGTTTGGCCGGGCCGAAGTACAACGGCAGTTCAAAACGCTTGCTGACTCACGAAATAACACCCAGTCAAGCTGACGAGATACGGACCTATTTGGACGAGTCTGAGCAAGCCGAGCAGGCGGGGAAGGAGACGAAACTGTGAACGTCCTAATTGCCTGTGAGTGTAGCGGGGCCATACGCCGGGAGTTCCGGAAATTGGGCCACAACGCCTATTCGTGCGACCTGAAGCCTGCCGAGGACGGAAGCCCTTACCATATTACCGGAGACGCCCTGACGGCGATTAGGATGGGCTGTCCAGATGGGGGCAACTGGCATCTGATCATCGCTCATCCAGTTTGCACGCGCCTTGCCAACTCCGGGGTGTTGCGGCTATACGTCGGGGGAAAGAAGGTTAATGGCCGTGATCTCACTAAGTTCCGTGAGATGCGGGAAGCTGCTCAATTCTTTTATTCCTTTTTCGAGATGGCAAGGCAGATTGGGGCGGCTTTATGCGTTGAGAACCCTCAGCAGCACAATTACGCGGTAGCAGCCCATGGCTGCGGGCCAGCGAACCAGATCATTCAGCCGCATTGGTTCGGAGATGATGCCAGCAAGGCTACTTGTCTGTGGCTGCGCGGGCTTCCGAAATTACGGTCATTGCCTTCGGAGCAATGGGCAAAACCACGCTGGGTCTGCCGGACCTGTGGCATGGTGGAACAGGGTGACTACGCTGAAGCGTTTCGGAATCGAAAGGGCGAGGTGTGCTGCAATCGTTGTAGCGGGGTTCCGGTGATGTTGCCTCGCTGGTCGAATCAGACCGACAGCGGCCAGAACCGGCTTGGCCCCAGCAGCCATCGCGCCGCCGACCGGGCGCGGACCTATCCAGGAATCGCACACGCTATGGCGGAACAGTGGAGCAGATATTTGGCCAACGCCGCCATGTCCGCGCCTGCGGGCGGGAAGGATGAGGGCAACTCATGACCGAGCCCTCGATCGAAGCGGAGGCTAACGCCTTTGCCATGGAACTCCTTCTCCCGGAGAAGTTCGTCCGGGCCGAGGTCGTCAAGCTCGGAGGCGTCGATCTCTTCGACTCCAAAGCCGTCTTGACGCTCGCACGCAAGTTCGGCGTCGACCCGGCCGTCCTCGCTTTCCGCCTCGGTCAACTCTCCCTCCAATGAAGTTCGCCCTCCTCGCCCTCGCCTGCGTCGCATCGATCCACCCCAGCCTGAAACGGAAATGACTTATGAAAATACCGGAAACAATCCTGAGCTGCCCGTTCTGCGGCAGCCTTGAAGTCGAAATCTGCCGCACCAACCCCGACGCCTGTTGGGTCGCGTGCGCAAACGAATACTGCGAAGCGGAAACCAAATCCCATCGGACGCGCAGCGGAGCAATCCGCTACTGGAACACCCGAGCCATCCGATGTGAGACGGCGACCGTAATTCAAGATGACGATAAACGGAAATGACCCGCTCCCCCTGCTCTGCGCTGTGACAACCAATTTCCTCCCATGAAAATCAACCTAGATGATCTCACTATCGGAGAGGCGAAACAACTCGCCGCTCTTTTCTCCCAATCGCCCGCGCTCTCCGCGCTGCCGACCAACGCCACTGCACCCTACGAAGTCGGCAAACCCTACTTCATTCGCACGGTGACGCACCATTACACCGGCCTGTTGATTGCGGTTCACCCCGGCGAACTGGTATTGGAGAAATGCTGCTGGATCGCCGACGATGGGCGATTTTCCGATGCGCTCAAAACCGGCAAGTTCAATGAAATCGAGCCGTTCCCTTCCGATGCGAATGTCATCATCGGGCGCGGCAGCATTGTGGATGCTGTGATCCTCAACGCCGAACTTCCGGCCAGTCAAAAATGACAGCATCTATTCTACGATCCGGCTTTGATCGTTCTTGGTATCGGTCTTGGTCTTGGTCTGGGTCTTGGTCTGGGTCTCGGTCTGGGTCTTGGTCTGGGTCTCGGTCTGGGTCTTGGTCTGGGTAAATTCGACGCGATCTAGCTGGGCTCAAAGCCTGCGCTAGATCGACCCTTTCTATGCGACTCGCCATCCTCCTCCTGACCGTCCTGCCGGCCTTCGCCCAGATCGACGAGGCGCGTGAGCTTGCGGCGATCCGGAAGACGGAGCACAGCTTTACCGAAGGGGCGCGCCACGAAATCGGTTTTTGGCAAATGGCGCCATCCAACTACGACCGATTCACCGGCACGGATTACGAGCGTGCGCTGGGCTTGCTGCGGGAGTTTGAGCGCGACCTGCCGAAGGTCGGTATGCCGGTGAGCCCTTATACGCTCGGCCTTGCGTGGTGTCTCGGGATTCGCAAGCTCGCTCGGCGCGAGATCCCTGACAGCGCCGTGAGGTACGCGCGGAGAGTGCGCAAGGAGTATCTTTCACGATGAACTACGACGAATTCATTTCCACAAAACGCCGCGTGACGCAGAGCCATGGATTCGATCCGTTGCCGAGTTTAACGGCGCTTTTCCCATGGCAAAGACAGATCACGGATTGGGCAATCCGCAAAGGCCGTGCCGCGCTGTTCGAAGACTGCGGGCTCGGCAAGACGCCGCAGCAGCTTGAGTGGGCATCGCAGGTTCATCTCAAGACTGGCGGCAGCGTCCTGATCCTCACCCCGCTCGCCGTGGCCCAGCAGACCGCACGCGAGGCCGTCAAGTTCGGAATCCCTGCCGTCGTTGCAACTTCACAGTCCGACATTGACCGGCCTGGCATCTGGATCACCAACTACGAGAAACTGGAACACTTCACGCCAGACGACTTTGCCGGCGTGGTGCTCGATGAGTCGTCGATTCTCAAGAGCTTTACCGGCAAGACTCGCAAGGCGCTGACCGATGCTTTTCGCAACACGCCCTATCGCCTTTGCTGCACCGCTACGCCATCGCCAAACGACTACACGGAACTTGGCCAGCACGCGGACTTTCTTGGCATCTGCACACCTGCGCAAATGCTCTGTACGTTTTTCATCAACGACACTTTCAACACCGGCGACTGGAGATTGAAGCGCCATGCAGAGGGCGAATTTTGGCGATGGCTGGCAAGCTGGGCTGCGTGCGTCTCGATGCCATCCGATATTGGATTCCCTGATGACGGTTACGTTTTGCCGGCGTTGAAGATGGAGACCATTACCGTCGAAGTGGACGAATCGCAGGAGCCAGGGGATGACCTGTTCCGCATTGCCACCCTTTCCGCCACCACCATGCACCGGGAAATGCGGCTGACTAGCGCGGCACGATCTGATGCCGTTGCGGAACTCGTAAATAAATCCAGCGAGTCATGGATCGTCTGGTGTAACACGAACGACGAGGCGGACGCGCTGATCGAACGGCTAAACGATGCCGTTGAAGTTCGCGGCTCCGACACGATAGAGCACAAGCAAAAGGCGCTGGCGGATTTCTCGGAAGGCCGCGAGCGCGTGATTATAACCAAGCCATCGATAGCTGGATTCGGTCTGAACTGGCAGCATTGCCATAACGTCGCGTTCGTCGGTTTGTCCTATTCGTTTGAAGACTTCTACCAGGCGCTTCGGCGGTCTTATCGCTTTGGGCAGACTCACCAAGTCAACGCCTACATCATTCAAGCCCAGACCGAAGGGGCGATCCTTCGCGCCATCGAAACCAAGATCGAGCAACACAAGAACATGCAGGAAAATATGAAAAAGGCCGCGAAAGAGCTTCGCTTCTCCACTTCGGAAACGATCAACGCCAAGACTGATATTGCCACCACGTC